CAGGGCGAGTATCGTCTTGGCGGTAAGGGGAGGGAACGATCACGGTGCCGGTCACCAGTGGTGCACCAGAGGTCTGGGTCACCGCCACATAGCCGCGCTGTTGGAAATAACGATAGCCAGGAACAGCCAGAACAGAAGTAGGGCCGCCCTTGGAAGCGTTATTAGAACCATCATCGGTGGTATCAATGTTCCTGTACCAACCGTTCAGTGCTTCTACCCAGTTACCTGGATAGATTTTTTTCGAAGATAAATAGGACATTTATTTTTCCCGTTGTTTTAGAACTAAAAGTTATCAGATGCTGCCGTCGTCAGACAGGAAGCTGAATGCAGTGGTCACGAAGTCCTTGTTCAGGATCTCGAAGCCAGCATACAGTTGCCAGATCAAGATGATGAAACGGCTGAAGTCATCGTTGTTGTTGATCAGCACCTGAGCGTTCGGGCCGCCGATACCAACACCAATCGATTGAGGACCAAAGAAGTAACCTTGTGCAACTTCTTGGCTGCTGTAAGAAGGAGAATCAGTGAAGCTTGCGCTAATGTTCTTGGTCGGGAAGTTAGTCGACTCGAAGAACTTGACACCTTCAAACTGGACGCCAGTAGGCATCACGGGCTCACCGGCCAGGAAGTAACCTTGACCAGCTTGTGGACCCATGAAGAAGCTGGCGTTGTTAGGCATCATGGGATTACCCATGTACATGCCTTGGCCAGGGCTACCAGCGTAACGAGCGATCTCACGGAAGTCAGGATCACGACGCAGGTGCATCATGAAGGTGGGATCGCAGATGCAACGATACAGACCATCAGCAAAGGTGGGAACGTTGCGCTTACGCAGATCCTTCACCACTTCCAGGAGGTCAGTGCGCACTTGGAACTGCTGCACTTGAGCGGCATACTCGGCAGTGGTGTAAGCAATACGACCGGAAGAATCCTTGGTCTTACCGCCAGGGAAGTAGTAACCACCTTGGGTGCTGGAAGCGGCACCATTGGCTTCGGCTTTGGCGAGTTCATCAATGAACACGCGATCGCGCCAACGACGATAGTCATCAAGCAGCGTCAGGCTACCGATGGACTGGTGGAACATGTTGAGGTTACCGGTGTCCAGCAGCAGGCGCTGGGCGGTAATCAGAGTTTCACGAGCAATCTTGAAGGTCGAAGGCTGAGTAGGATCGCCCGGATCTGCGGGACCAGTGTACTCTTTCAGCACAACAAGCACTTTTTCCTTGGTGATGTTGCGGCTGTTGGCGGTACCGATTGTTTGGTCAGCAATACGCTCACGGCTGTCCTTGGTACCAGGAGTTCCCCAGAACTTGTAGCGATCAAGCTGAACGGTTTGACCAGGTTGACGGGTGAAGTCGTGGACGACCACAGGCTCCACCGCCATTTCGGCAATGTAAGCAGGGTGGGGACGGTAAAGTTCCGCACCTAAAATTTTGGGAAAGTCGTTATCAATGAACACTTTGTTTTATCCTCCAGTGTCGCAGGAAGTGTTTTTTTATCGGGTGAAAGATTCAGACATTATTATGTCTTATCTAACACAAATTTTAGCAGTTGGTAATTTATTTATTAATTACCTATACTGCATCGTTGTTGCATACGGACTTACACCGTATTTGGCGTTTGCTGTATTACTAGATCCAGGGGATTCTGGATCGATAGACATACCTTGTTGGAAACCTGGAACACCCATAGAACCAGGGATAGCGCCAAGTGCTACGCCACCGAGACCAGCGGTAAGTGCAGCGGCAGGTACTAAACCAGCAGCGGCAGCCTTACCAAGACCCCTGGTAAATTGCTGCTCCGAAGGAATAGGAATACCTACGGATCTATCGATTAAACCAAGAATGGCATTTTGTCGTTTAGACCCTTCAGGCATTCTGATTGCGGATTCTAATAAAGATTTCTCTGCAGCAACTTTGCCTTCTTTGGATGCTTTTAAAAGACTTGGGGCATATTTACCGGCAAGAGCCCGCGCACCAAGTAGGCCAGCAGCACCACCAAGGCCACCAGCTGCAGCAGCAAGTGCGGCAGAGCCTGGATCTTCACCTTGAGAAAGGGCGTACCCACCAACGCCTAAACCGGCGGCGATAGGTACACCGTATTTAAGAGTGCCACGCATGGCATCACTCCATCACAAACAGTTTGTTTGCGACAACTTGAGGCTGAGCTTGGTTCAGAAGACGCCAAGCTTGAGCGGGGTCTACATCCATTTGCTGCTTGAAGCTGCCCCAGAAGTTTTCAGGCTGTTGGGGAGCAGAAGCTGCGGGAGGAGCAGGAAAATCGCCATAAGCAGCTTGAGCAGGTGCGGTTGGATAACCACGGGTCTCAAGCTGAGCCTCGTTTTCGTAAACAGGGTATGGACCTTCTGGACCAAAGAACTTCAGAGTGTAATCACTCAGAACGTCTGGATTGGTCAAAATCTCGTTGTAAGCAAGATTTTCGGTATGCTCAGTAACCGCAAACTCAGCATAATTTTGGATTAAGTTCTGTGCTTGGTGGCCCCAGGCAACAGCACTATCCAGCATTCCTTCCAGGTTTAGTGCGTACTGGTTTAGAAGGGCTGGAGCCTCCACCCCGAACGCGTCGATCACCTGACGGCTTTCCTGGCTCAGACCCAGGTAATCCGCGATTTGCTCCAAGGAGGGATTCGAGGAAGTTTGGGAAGAGCTGGGCGATGAGGCCTGGTTGGTTGACCAAGTCTGCGCTGCCGAGTTCGGCGTAGGCTGGGCGCTGGGAAGTCCGTAATTCGCCGGGGTATACGCTGTCGTCGGAGCTGACGGTTGACCCTGGAACGGGGATTGAACTGGTGCGCTCAGCAGGTTCACCACCTTGTTGAACGCCGATTCCCATGGATTGCTGTTGGTTGCCTCCGATTGGGATTGGGGGGCGTACTGAGTAGGGGCGGATTGGTAACTGATATTCGGCTGAGGCGTCGCTGCCTGGTACCCCTGCTGTGCTGCTTGGTACGCCACCGGAGCTGCTTGGTAATTGCTTGCCGCTGGTGCCACGTAGCTGCTCGGAGCCACCGCCGGTTGTGCGGGGCTCGTCTGTGGGATCGATTGGACGGTAGCGTCCTGCATAACTCATCTCCTTTTGTAAGGCTTCTAAAGTTCGATACAGATATGGCGTTAAATCCAATCTTGGATCCGCAGCCATCGGAAGATCCGGAGCTTGCGGGTGAGGAGTCTGCATCATGCCCCCCACTAGTTTTGCGAATGCAGAGTAAGCACCCTGCAATTCGTTCACCATCCTGAACGGGAACCCAGATAACATCTCGGCCCGCTCCTCATCCGTCTTAGACGGAAAGAGGTATTTCAGTGCTTCAATGCTATCAACACCTAATTCCTGGAGATTTCGAACAACAATAGAGTTATTCAAAATATCTTGTGTGGAATCTTCGTATACAGGTCCCAGCCATCTCCAAAGCATGGTGACATCACCATCTGGAATTAAACCTTGTACACCTGGAGGTATTTGTTGTGCCTCCACACAAGCAACCATAAGTTGTTTGATCTGTGCATTGTATTGCTTTAAAGCTTCTTCATAAGCAGCAACCTCTTCCTCTTGTGCTTCACGAGAAGGAGAAATTGGTTTTTCAATACGTGCAGCCTGAGCGAGACTATCTTTAAAAAGCTGTTCTTCTTGATAAATAATTAGTTCGAGACAACGACAAATACCATGTGTATAAATCGCATTTGCTTTTTTCTTGGAAGTTGCAGAAACACGTCCAAACAAGGATTTGTATTCTGTTGCCGTTACACCAGCAGAAATGGAAAGCTCATCAACACCGCCAAGTGATGTACGAATCTCTTCTCTGTACTGACGAGCAAATGCATTTTGGTCGCCGGTGATAGCATCGGGAACGATGTAACCAACTCGGTCATTGGGCTCCAGGTTTGCAATGATCCGTGGAACACGGAGCTGACCATCAACTCCGCGCATGATTGGATCTGCTTTAAACCGTGATTGACTTAATGCTCCAAGACCAGTAAAACCTGAGTTGGCAGCAATTGATGGACGTTGTACAGCGGTATCGCCGCCCGCCTCCATCAAATCACTCTTTGGCCTAGACGAAAGAAGGGTTGGATTACCAAAGAACTGAACGTTCTTTCGCATAGTGCGGATCATCTCGTCATGAATAACGATGTGATTAGCTAATGAGTCAAATTCACCAACACCCTCGTTGGAGAAACCCTTGGGATTGTTAAAGATCTCAACGCATGGAATAAAACCTAAAGTATTTTTGAATGTCTTTGTACGACCCAATGCCGAATAGTTTGTTGTTTCAAAAGAAAGCTCGCCTTCAGAGTGAGTCTCTTCAATCACATCCGATTTGATTGACAAACGAATATAACGCTTTGCTCCTTGTTCAAATGCAGCACCCCCTGGCCCAAGCGTGGCGAGATTGATTCCATCTGTGGCGCCAAAACCCTTGCGAACTTTGTAGCTGTAAATAATTACGACTTCATCAAGCTCGCCGTCTACGTTGTAAAAAGAACGATATTCGTGAGAACGGAAATAATATAGGCGGTAACTGAATTTAGTTGGACGAATGTAGAAAAGACCTTTTCCATCACAAAGAAAATATTCCCAAATGGAATCGAGTCTTGTGTCTAATTTGTTGTACTTGAGAACACGATCAATAAAGTCTTTCCTTTGGCTACCAAAGTTATCTTGTGATGGAAAAAATTCAACTCCCTGGCGGATGCCAAAGAGTTTCATCTGTGCAATGTGTGATGCAATGATGCCCGTATCAACAGTCATCGACCCATCTTTTTCAAGATAGGAATCAATCATCTCCTTGAGACGAAGTTTTGCATCCATTGACATGAGTTATCTCTCTTTTATTTTTATGATAACAGATTTAGAAACGAGTCATCACGTTCCCTTGTACTCCATATCCAGGAACTGCATTGGGTAGACCAGGGGTACGCATGATGTTTACATCAAAACCAAAGGTTGGAGTTTGATACCCCAAGCCAAGCTGACCGCTTTGATCTTGAACGTTGTAATTGCCACCAAAACGAATGGCTTGATTTGCGTCTAAATTGGCGTTAACAGAACCACGTAAATTTTTTACTTTTTCATTTTCAATATCGACGCCAAACCTAATGGGAGGTCCACCTTGTTGTTGCATTTCCTGCATTTGGCGCTGCATCTGCTCCATATTCATACCGACGCCTCCTCCAAGTGCACTGGCTCCCAGCGCTCCCCCAGGGGTTTGAGCTTGTGCAACTAAGCTGCCCATGTTGCCAACGGCGCCAGGGAGATTAGCAAACGGCAAACGTGGTCCCGGCTGATTTTGCTGCTCGTAATACTTTTGTAGATCGCCGGGACGACTATCCCATTCTTTTAATTTGTTTAATTCTTCCTGTGACATCCCTTTGAAGGGACTGCGAGGCCCAATTTGAAAACTTGGGCTACCTGCAAATAAATTACCTGGCGCACCAGGGACGTTAGATTCGCCGCCGTAACGTAACATTTTTTGACTACTTCAATCTGTTTATTCTACTCTTCTATTACTTCATACCCGGAAGGGTCGTGGACTTTCGATAAAATAATGCCTTCGCCTTTCACATCCCAATTCAAAATATCACCTTCTTGCCAGCCAAGATCCTCAATGACCTCATCTGGTAGGGTAATAAAAGGATCTCCGTTTTCGTCTTCTTCAATCTCGATAATGTAGCTGCTCATTTTGACAAAAGCTTTTCCATAAGCTTATCAAGTTTATTGTTGATTTCGCGAAAATTGTCATGCATTTCTTGAATTTCTCTTAAGAAATCAACCTTCAAAACATATTCCATTGGCATTCGATTAATTTGATCTTCCAGAATATCAATCCGACGTTTTTGAGAACTTGTATAACTAAGCGCATTTTGAATACGTTCTTGTTGTCGATCTAAAATTTTGTTGGCCACCCAAGAACCGCCTGTTACTGCAGAGATTATAGCGGTTAGGCCAATAGCAAAAAATTCTGGTCCCACTGGAATAAACGTTTTTTCTTATTCTAAATTCAGTAATCAAGTTGTAAATTACTTTTTTTCATTAATCCATTTACGAGCCAAACTAGGGCGTCTACACAATCGTCGTGGCCGCTTACTCCAAAATTAGTTAGCTCTTCAAACATTGCTGTGAAATTGCGGTAACGATTAAAAATAATTTTTCGATCCTCAAACATTCCCATGATTCCACGGAAACGAGCAAGTTTATCAGCACGGAAACCTTTTACAGGATGCCAAAGAATGTTATAAAGACCTTCATTGTTTAAACAGATCCGTTTGAAATCTGCTTCTAGAGAAGCCTGGTACTGAACTGCTTCTGACCAAACATCACAAGTGGAAAAGGTTGGAAAATAATTTCCATTTTCATCTTTGCCAATAATAGACCAATCGTTCATTAATTCTTTGAGGGCATCTAGCTTTTCAAGATTACCCATGACACGCATGCGTCGATAATCAATGATATGGATTTTGTCTTCGATTCTGCCACCAAGAACGAACACCGTGTAATCATTCTTTTCTTTTGTTCCAGCGGAAAGGTCTACGCCGATTCCAAGCGTATCAAATTCCGTCGAAATTTCTGCTTTAACAATTAACTCAGGCGCAAGAGAAAGCTCATTTTGCCTGATAATTTTATTCATGTATTGGAAAGAGAAAGCAATAGGGGCTTGCCTTTTCTTTTCTTTTAAGTAATCCAATGACCACATCTCTGGCCAATAAGACATTTCTTCCCCGGTTTTAGGATCTGAACTGATTGCTGACAAAACAATTTGGGTCCAGTTGTTTTGTTCATTAAACGTGGTTGCGTGAATGTCATCATGCCTAAAGCGAGTACCAAGACAGATAGCACGTGCACCTTCAAACATTGTTGGTGCAATCACCGCGTTCCAGTTTTCTTGCATCTGTTTGCGGATGTCTGGGTTGGCGATATCCGCAGCAGATTTGATGGCGTCATCAATCATCACCAGATGAGAACGCTTGGAAGTCACCGAACCTTTTAGACCTGCAGCACAGAGTGTGAATTGTTCTTCACCAGTGGTGTCAATGCCTGCAAACTTGTGGTCAATAGACCAATACTCATTACTAGTAACGTTTTTCAGCAGACGGACTGTAGGGAAGACTTCTTGATATCGTTTGCTTTCAATAATTCGTTTGATGGTTGCAGACTTGGAACGTGCAATATCAACGGTGTAGGACAAATAAAGAATCTGCAGGGGAAGCTTGGCAGCGGTATGGATGCCAATTGCCCATGCCGTCAAAAGGCCCAGTACGGTGCTCTTGGCTGAACCACGAGGGGCAAGCAGGTCAATATTAGGCCCAGCAATTTTAATCAAGCATGAGCTGTCTTCGTTAGTGACAAAATGACGATGCCAGTCCCTATGGTGCTCTGCCGGAGGTTTATCTGCGACGTACTCACAAAAGAAGGCAAAATCTTCTCTGGCCTTCTGAAGAAGTTCTAAATTCCGTGGCTTCTTAATCTGCTGGTTTTGTGCTGCCGCTTTGGCGTTACGGCGATGCGCAAGATAAAGATAAGAAGGCACAAGAAATAAGCAGCTAATAAAATACTAACTTATTTTTGTTTTTTTGTTTTTTGGTATTGACGAGCCTTTTCCAGTGCGGCTTTACGCTTATCTTTATCCGTACTTTTGTCGTCCTCGGAGTTTTTAGATTTAAAGTGTGCCAGGATTTCTGGCGGCATTTTATTGGCCATTGTTTTCGGTATTACCGTTAAGTTTGTTTAGGTTTGCAAGCTGAAATTCTTTTGTGCCTGCTACGTTTTGCTTTGGCCCAGGTATTGACCTGCCCATGCGATTACGCTGAATTTCTCGCACAATCAAGGGCAATCTTTCAGCAAAATCTCCAGCGTCTACGTTGGCTCCCATTTGAATCCAGTATTTAATTTTTATTCTAGTTTGTTTATTCTTCTAATTGCATGCGTGCCCATACACTCATAGATGCTTCATGCAGGGGTGATTCAATTGGATCGTCTTTAAAAATAAACATTAGTTCACGAATGGCGCGATCGGCTCCTGCCATCAACAAACCTTTTCGGTCTTTTGTAGAAGTATATTGTTCAATTTGTTGAATTGTTCCGCGTAATTCTTTTTGCATTGAAGCAATGCGAGCCACGCCAGCATCACGTTTTACGATGCCATCTTCCACATCGTTACGCAGTTTTCTGATGTCCTCTCGCATCTCTTCAATCTCAAAGAGCAGTACCTTCCGATGATCAGGCTTTGGATAATGTTTATTAATCCAAAGGTCACACGCAGTAATGCTTCCTCGATAATCAAGAAATCGAGCATAAAGAAAACATTCAATAACTGAATAGTTTTCTGAACAAAAAGATGTAAAAGATTCTTGAGAAGCAGAGTCTAGATTGTCGACCCAAGTATCAAAAACCTCAATATCGATAAGCTCGTTGCGCCTGGTTGTAGTCGCGGGCTTCGTCGCTTTCACTGAAGCGCTGCGATTGCTCTGCCCCCTTGCGCTGCTCTTCTGCGCCTCGGGTAATGGTTTCACGTTCTTGTTCACCAGATTCCCTCATTTTTTCTTTGCTGGAACCAACAGAAACATCTTGAAAGATCTTTACAGCAGCAGCAGCCTTACGGGCTTTGTCTTCATCAAACAAAAACCCATACGGATCAGATTCTAAACCAAGGAGATCATCTTCCATCTTATTTCATTTATTTAAAAATCTTTTGTGGTTTCATCGAAGGGAGACTTTTCTTCTTTTGTTTCTGCTGTTGCTTTACCTTTTGCGTATTGATAAGCAATATCTGCAGCCTGCTTGTAAAGATTCAAGTCAGCTTTTAAAGATGAATCATTTTGTTGTGGCGCAGAATCGTTGGCCATCACAAAAAGATCAGAAGTTGCTCATCATGGACGCCAGGCCTTGGCTCATGATGTCACGGCGACCCTCAACACTCTTTTGACGTTGTTGGCGAACCTTGGAACCTTCAAGACGGCTAAGCAAATCTTCAAACTCACCGATGTTAAAAGATTTAGCGCCAAACTCGCCTTCTGCTGCTTGCTTTTTCAGCTCAGCAGCCGTGGCTGCATCAATTTCACCACGAGCAAGGGCTGAGTCGATTCCGGCAATGGTGTCTGCGTATGCCATTTGGTAGAAAAACTGGCTTTATTAGATTATTTTAACTCGAATTGATTTAAAAAGCAAAAGCACCAATTAGTGCATTACGGAAACTTGTTTCAGAACCAAGTTTTGCAATGTCTTTTTGACCCTTTTGACGTTCAGTCTCTTGTTTAATTCCATATTCACCCTGCAATGTGGCAACATCTCGCTCAGTTGTGCCACGAATATTCTCAACCTCTTGTAAACCCGTATTAATAATGCCTTGTAAATCAATGCGATTTTGACCTTCGATTTCTGCGACACGTGTTCCTTTCAACAAATCTTGATCAGCAATATATCTGCGTGCTTCTGCATCACGATCTGCCATATACCGAGAGGCAGCCGCAGTAATCTCCGAAGTTTTAACACTATAGCCACCTTGAATATTGGCAACATTAGCAGCTGATTGACCCTGAATTGCTGCAAGTTCTTTTTGAATATCTCCATTCAATTGCGTTAAGATCCCCGCACTTAAAACGTTGAACTCTGCTTCCGAGTAAGCGCCAGCAGCAATATTATACTTACCAATAGAAACACCCGGAGTATAATTCTGTCCAGCGGAAGGCAGGTTGCGTCCCTCCTTGGATCCCCATTGGGCGTAATGCTTGGCGCCAAATTGCTCAATTGACTGGGTTCCGCCTTTATTCCCCCAATCGTTATATGCTGCGATTAGATCAGGGTAACTTTTTACATAAGCGGTATAATTTGCCATGACTAATACATTAATAAAAACATTATAAATTAAAGGGTTTTAGATGGGCAAACATTTAAAATTACCCACCTAGCATTGTCATGTATTCTTGTAGGGTTGGACCAGTTTTAGCTGCTTGGATACCTTCCATAACTTTGCTGGGATTGAATACAACTGCCTTGCTCTTATACTCTGGACTTGACATAATGGTTTTACCAAGGAAATCTTGGAAAGCTTGTCCGCTGTTGATACCTAATCCTTGTGCAGCACTGACTAAATTTTGGTACTCAGGATCAGAGATAGTGCGTCCTAATAATTGTTCGTAGGCTAATGAAGCTGCTGGTTTATATCGATCGTAACTTTGTGTAGAAGGCATGCCCATTGGCAAGGATCCTAATTGATCGGCTTGCTTGAGGCCTTCTTTAATGTCACCACCAGTTGAACGAACAAGATCAAAAAAGGAACTGCGAGCTTCCTCTGGAGTCAGATTGCCACTAGCGATACGTGCTATATAAGACTCAAAAAAATCTGGAAGAGCTTTTTTTGTCGCTGTCTCCGCTTCCTTGCCTTGACCTACATAATAACGACCAATGTCAACGGGGTCTTTGGGAACCTTATTTTTGATGTCCTCACCGGAAAAATACTGAGTGAGTTCGTCAAGCTTTTTAGATACAGAATCTAAAGTTACCGTTTCTTTTCTTCCATAAGGGGACCATGATCCCCATTTAACATCTGACATTGGTGGCCCTCATGTTGATTATATTTTACTTTAAATAAACCTGCTGAATGGATCCATCTCTTTACCATATGCTTGTTGACGGATTCCAGCAAGTTCTCTCGATAACTGTAAACGTTGTCTTGCTAAAGCATTTGGGCTAAATGCTAAAGCGCCTTCAAGTTTTGCATCTTCAAAAGCTTTTAGGCGATCCATGGGGCCACCCTTGTATGCATCATATTGTTTGCCTGCTGCTTCCATCCCAAAACCAATCAGCGGTGCTTCACGGGAAGCTTTTTGGATGGCTTCTGCTTGTGCCTCTGCAGCAGATTTCGCTTTATCGGCTGCTTTTTTAGAGCCTGATGCACTAGCACCTCCGGCAATTGCGCTACCGCCTGCACTAATTAAACTTGCACCGATTAAGGGATCCATACCTGTACTGCCTGTATAAGAAACTGGACTACTAAGATTTTTGTAACTGGTATTAGGAATGGAACTTAAGGGTGTTCCAAAACTAGATGACATTATTATAACTCCTTAGATTACGAAATCCATTTACGATTGGCGTATGGATTATTTGCATATACACCGGCTAACAATCCTGGTGTGCGGCTAGCAATTTCAATCGCTGCTGCAGGATAAGACAAGCGGGCAATCGATTCAAACCCTTTAAGAATTTGACCGGGCAATGCAGTTAACATTTTGATTTTAGCTGCCTCTTTCCCTTCTTCCCGTCGTTGTTGGCGTACGCGTTCCCAATCTTCTAATTGACGCGTCCGTTCACGCTCATCGCGAGACTCCATATAGCGGAATAAACCTGCCATGGAAGGGTCGATTCCAGAAATTGTTGTGTAATCAAATGTTCCTGTATAACCAGGGGTCATTGGACTGGGTGTGCCAGCAAGCTGTGCCTGGAATGGGGCTGGTGAAGCCAATGAGGGAAGGCTACCCGCCAATTGAAAACCAGAAGTGGTGAACGTGTAAGGTGCCATGATTATCCAACCGAAACGTTAGGGGCAGCAAGTGCGGTTACATATGGGTTGGTTGCAATTGCTTGACGCATAAATGCACCGCGCTCACGCTGGGCATCGAGTGTAAGGTTAATGCCACCACCTAAGACCATCTGTTGCATGTAAGCATTGTTTTGTGTATTGATTAAAGCTTGAGCACGAGCTAAATCATCGTTTTGTTCTTTCTGGACCATGGGGTACATTGCTTGGCGTTGCTTTAAATCTTCTGCGTTAATTTTCTGCAGCAGATCAATTGTGCCGCCGATGCGTGTTTGAAGAGCATTGCGTTGTTGTGTCTCGCCAAGTTCGCCAAGTTGCTGAAAATACTTCAGCTGTTGAGCAGAAGCGTTCAGAGGTAAATCACCAAAGGGCGTTGGAATGCTTACGGCTTGGGGGTTTTTCTCCAGAGCAGCCTTGGTGCCTCCAACGATTCCGCCACCGATCATTGAACCAATTGCGGTGCCAGCAGCTGCGGTAAATGGTGCGGCTGGTCCGCCAATGGCAGCACCAATACCACCACCAATCAGGCCGCCAACGGTTGTACCAGCAGCGCCTGCAATGTCTCCTTGAAGCAACGCAGGGACGCCTGCAAGTACAGCACCGCCACCAACAACAGCACGCTTGGGTACTTTACCAATAGCTGCGCCTGCAGCTTCTGCACCTGACAGAAGCACTTCGCCAGCTTTTCCGATTTTAACTTTACCTTCTTGGATAAGTTTTTCAAGCTGTTGACGCATATTGGCGTCGGCAAAAGCATTGGCTCCCGAAGATGAACCGGCGTACAAAGGGCTAGATAAGGGTTGTACTGGCGTTGACCAAGGATCTGGATATGCCATTATTAAAACGCTTTTATTTTTAGATTCTATCAGTACCCAACACACCATACTCAGCGGTGGTTGGAAGTTGTGATCGACTAGAAGAAGAAATTGCTTGATTAATAATATTGCCAGTCATAATTCCACCAAGAGACCCAGCAAGTCCGGCAAGTCCTAGGCGTGTTGTCTTCGGTTGCTTAGTTGTACGTGCAGCAACGCCCAATGCAGCTGCACCACCAGCAACACCTAATGCAGAAGGAAGTGTTATTGGATAACCAAGCAGTCTTGCTTCTGGTACACCTTGTAAGTTTTCTGGTGTTGCTTTTAAAACACCAAGTAGTCCGCGATCTTGATAGTAACTGCGCAAGAAATTACCATAACGTTGTGGCGTTAAATCTGGGATATCTTTTTTAGCTTCTTCGTAAGCAAGTGGTCGACCAGTGCGTCCCAAGAAGAAACGTTCAAATGCTTCTTGGACTGGTTGTTCGGTTTCGCGACGATCTTCTGATCCTTTCTCTGCATATGTCTGTGCAAAACCTTTAGGTCGACCCGCTTCTCCAAGATTTAATAAATCATAGGCACCAGATACAGCCATTGCTGGTGCAAGAGCTGATGTCATAACCAGACCTGTTTTAAGAGGACCTAGTTTCTCTGCTGTCGTTTTACCAAGCGCCGCACTTGCAGCCATGTCGGCAAGAGCATTGGGATGATTTGCACGCCACCAAACAGTACGCGTACCGTCGTTGGTTAAATCTGTTAATAAACGTGCAGAATATGCACCCAAAAATTCAACGGGTGTTTGTCGTAAAGTAATCCCTTCTTTTGCAAGTTGTTTTTTAAAACCCGGATCAGCAACAGAAAGAGTTTGTGTTGTTCTTTTTTTCTGGAGTTCTTCTCCTGCTTTGAAGCCCGAACGATAAGACATCAGATTAACCTCATGCCGGTTTGATTTAAAACCTCTTGTACTCTTGCTGGAATTGGCAATTCAGCAGAAGGATTAATGTAATTGTTTAAAAATTCAATACCAGACATTTGAAATTGGGTGCCAGGTGAAACCGCCTGTGGTAGCTGCATTTCATTAATTACCTGGCGTTGCAACATTTGGTGGTATAAAGTTTGATCTTGTGAACTTACAGTTGGCTCAACTGCCATACCAGGCATCAAGCCAGCAGATAAACCCGCTGACAAAAGAGATCCACCTAAGTTTGAAGCAGTTTCAAAACGAGAATACTCAAGTGCTGGCTGATATTGACCTCCAGGTGTGCGTGTGAATTTTGTTGTTGATTGTTTTGGCGGCCTTATTTTTCTTGCCAATGCGGTCAATGGATAAGTGACACCGAAATCAATTAACGCGGATCCAATGCCTACGCCAGGTCCACCGACCAAAGTTCCAAAGCCACCGGCCAACACACTACCGGTTCCGACATTGGCGGCAAGATCTTTATTTGAAGAAAGAAATCTACCTAAACCGGCTAACTTCACTTTATTGCTTTTGACTTAAGTTTATTGTACAAGAAGTTATTATTTTTTCGCTGCCTTTTTATTTTGTTGGTTGTCTTGTACTGGTACATCTGGAGATGCGCCAAGACTTCCTTTGTTTTTAGAAATTAACTGAGACACTGAAACCTTACCTTGTTGCTCTGACTCAACTTGATTTGTTGCAGACGCCATAAGGAATCCACGGGGATCTGGATTGCTGGCCCTAGGCATTGGATTTTGAATTTTCTTGTCTGCTGGAATAGTAGGACTTAAGTTGTAAGTTTCAGACCAAAGAGGATTGTAGCCCGGTTGGATTTCTGGTCTTTGTGTTGTCAATGCTCTTCCATTAATAAAGTCATATTCTGTATTGCGATCAAAATTTGGCATTCCAGCAAATACTTCATATTGATCTGCAGTTTTACCAATAAAGTTAAGACGAGGATTCAGCGCAAGTTTGCGCGTCATCATTTTGCGTAATAAGTCAGACTGAGTAAATCTTGAGGGATTCCAAGGATATTGACCCGCGGTTGAAGGAGACTGAAAAAGTTCGTCAAAATTAAGTTGTTTCTTTTTTACAAAAGGATCTTTTGTGTAATCAATGTAACGACCTAGATCCAGGCGTGAGTCTTTAGCCATTAATCCTTAGCTTTTTTCTTCTTGTGCAATCCTACCAATGTCTGACGAAGCCGTGCTTGTTTGACTGTTTTTTCGTCATATTGATCAGGATTAGACAAAACATTTTCTTGTAGTTGGGCAGAAGTAATTCCCCGTCGTTTGGCTTTAGCAGTAAAGGCACCTTCCTTCATCTTCATGCCTTGAATCCACTTTTTATCTTTCTTTTTCTTTTCAGCCATGATTAGCGATTCCGACGTTTACCAGCGCGACGACCTGCTTGGGCCAGGAGTTGTTGGGTGACTACTTCCAGGTTAGACGGAAGAGGTTCAGAAGAAATACGTGTTTCTTTAGGTTCAATTTTAGCAATTTGTTCCCTTAATGCTTGCAGTTCAGCGCCAGGTCCTGTTGTTGCTGGTGATAGGCGTTGCTGTAATTCTCCTGGGCGACGCGGCGCCAAAACACCAACGTTTGCAACACCTAGAGCTTCCTCGCCAAAGTCTTTGTACTGTTCCCAGTCAGCCTCACCTTCTCCCATGCGAGACCACGATTCCATACTCTTAGGAGACTGGCGGATATCTAAGGATGGTGGGCCAACATACTTACGTGAGAGAGAAGGATCAACAACTGAACCACCTGAAAATCCAAGTTGTTGTGCTTCTTCTCTGGAGAGCGGATACACATCGCCAGTTTTTTGGTTAACAGTCACGAAAGACTTGCGCGATGAGCGGCTGCCAGGGCGACCGATCACACCTTCGATAAAATCAAAAGCAGTTGGCGAATCGAGCACAGGCAGTGTTACTCCCTTTTGTTCAGCCAGCATGCGATTGGCAAGCGAGCCAAGTTCTGCGTAATCTTTAATGCCAGTGGCAGTACGCAAACCATTCAGGAAGCCAGCAAGTTCACCACGTTTGATTTGGCCAGTACCACTGATAGTTTTGCCTGTTTTGGCATCTAATACTTGAAGAGGCGCCTGAACAATTGTTTCAGCTGCTTCATACACATCGCTGGTGAATTGTCCGTATTTACCTTCTCGGGTAATCTGGCCGACAGGCGGCGCACCTTGTTTTAAGGGACGTTTAACAGACATTGGTTGGGTTGTGATGTACTCAAGTTGTTGGCCAGGAGAAACAACAAGTTCTGCACCTGTTGCATCTTTTGCAATACCAATTTGATTGAGTTGGGTTAAGTCGGTAATCCCAAGTTCACCAACATTGCCGTTTTCGTCAAGCACCTGTGTTTTATTAACAAGGATTTTGTTTCCTGCCTTGGTCGTGTGTGGTGCATAGTAAAGGTTATACACAGGTTCCTGTACAAGTTCTTCTGCAACGCCACCAACTAAACGGCCTTTTTGTGAGCCACGACCAAAACCAGGGGTCACATCAAGTTGCCCTTCAGGATTGACTGCACGCTGGAAATAAGCCGTTTCCCGTAGATCCGCCATGAACTGATCATCGGCATAGGGACCAACAATCTTTTGGTGTGCACGTACTAGGGCACGGCCTGTCGCTTTGTATTGCTCCGCGTTCAAACGATTCTGAACAGTTGGATTGGCTTCTGCAACAGCAATGGCCCTGTTTTTATCGACCAAGAATGGTACGTCAAGGTTCATCTGCTCACCACGTTCAATTGCCTCCACTGTTTCCTGAGGTAATACATCGCGGTACAAGACGGTTTCAGTTGTTTTCACCAGGTCGCCAGCTTCGTTTCGTGTTTCCACGTTACGCAGACGCACCGGCATGTCTAGGTCATAACTGTCAACCAAACGATTACGGCGTGCTGGACGCGTGATGCTGGATTGTTCGCCTGCAAGATGAGCACGAACTTGGTCGTCCCAGTAACCACGGAAATTGTTGATTGCTTCTTGGTATTGTTCAGACTGCATCAATGGCACAGCAGCTGTACTAACGCCACCCGTTAGACCAGTCAGTGCTTCACTGATAGGTTCCCAAGTTTCTTCGTCATTTTGACTGCGGGTACGAACCGGCCTTGGTTGCTGAGAAGCAAATGCGGAACGTTTAATTTCTCCTTCGGGAAGAGTGACATATTTGCTTGGCAAAGCAGGACCAGCACTTCTTTTTAATGGTGAACCAGCCACTACTTCTACTGTTTGTGATCCACTGGCATACTCACCACCAATTAACCTACCAGAGCGATCAAATTCCGCTGCATTAACATCGAGTGTGCGTGCAAAGTTTTCGGGGCCAACAGTTGCAGAGTTATAGTTGGGATCCAGGAATTCTGGTTTGTTGTATTGAGCAAACGCATTAATACGCGCGTTGATTTCAAAATCATCAAGACCAGCATCATATAGTTTTTGCAGTGCAGGAGAAGTCTCCGCTGTTTGCGACCGAAACAACGAAGTTGTTTTACGACGTGCGCGTTGAGTAACTTGATCTTCCCCTGCTTCAACAGCATTGACTTGTTGATTGCGAGCTTGATTTAAAAGCTGGTCCTGAATGGAAGTAAGGTCAGTAAATGCACCAGGTTGATTGGCGCGTGTTGGGAGCGCCGTCGATGGAGCTTCCCTTTCAGGAAACTGGCCAGAACGCAATTGTTCAAAAAACTCTGCCCCAAGGACACGTTTTTCTTTTACGTCTTCTGCAGAAACTAGACGACGATATAAACCTTCGTTCTCTTTTAGGAATTGATCGACATTAAATTCACGGGCAGGAGCAGATGGCTCTGAGCGAATTTGCTCAAGCACATCATCAATTAAGGCTTCATTACCTTTGGCAATCCGTGATTGACGCGAAAGTTCAGCACCATACTCAAATGGGGCAGCACGTTCGTAATCAGCTCGATATTTCTCAATTAATTTGTCGGCAACATCAACAGTTGCCTCTGGAATTGCAGCTGCCGTGCGTTGAACAGAGGAAGCAGGTACCATTCGCCCGTGACGACGTACCATCCGCTCTTGCTTGGGTAAAGGAGAAGGTAAATCAACAGTTGCCTGGGGAATTGCTGCAACTTTTGAAGGTGCAACAGGAGCTGGCACCCCTTCTCGCCGGATTTGCTCTACAGCACCGGTTGGAATCTTTGTTACTTGCGTCCCAGGGGCAGCAGAAGTGGTTTTTACGCCGCCACCACGCAACATACGATTACCAGCCAGGCCAGCACCAACAAGTGTGCCTAGCCCCAAGGCTGCAATACCCAAAGTTTCCAGTAAATTGGAGCTTTCTTGCGGTTGACGGACCTGATTACGCCGAAATTCCGCCACTTCCGGGGCTAATTGTGCCCTTTCTTCCGGATCTTCTGGGTATGGAGTCCCAGTTGCACGACTATATGCAGCAAAATCCAAGGGGGAAAGGGCCATGAGAATAAATATGTTTGATATTGCTTGTTATTTTTATTTTAAAGGCAAGAATTTAAAAAAATAAGTGTTATAGACTTAAAACAAGCCCGAGTTTTACCTCCGATTAGGGGGAAAATAAAATTAAGCCATGGACGAAAAAGACAGAATGCAACGGGTCATTGGCCTGGAAGCAATTAAATCAAAAGCAGAAGAATTAATAGACCAGGGCAAAGAACCTTTTGAGGTACAAACGTTTGTCTCTGCAGCAAGAGGCGAGTTAGCGCGTCAAAAACCCGACTGGCAGCAATATGCCTCTGCTTTAAAAGCATCGCAAAAAGCACAAAATACATTCTAAAGACGTATTTTAAATTTTAATTGGTTACCGGGGGTAAAACCCCGGTTTTTTGTTGGAATTTTGGGGTTAATTAGGAAAATTACATACAAAAATACAATGTAAATTACAAAAATAGGTATTTATTACTACAAAGAGGGGCCTTATATAGGGCAAATAGGGTACAAAATTACCTGACGCTTCTCCAACACCCTGACCGAATTGGATCCTGTATAGAAAAAAAGAAAGGTGGAGGGGTTTGATATAGATAGCGGGGGCTGCGCATCCGTACCACGCAGAGTACCACTGCATACCATACCATGCAAGGACAACAGGCAAAGCGCTGGCAGTATGACTGGCGCCAGAAGACAGGCGAGCGACCGACCGAAAGCAATGCGAAGCTTTTCCACAGCTATGTGGAGATGGCATACGAATTGCTGGAGGACTTTAGCTCGGCGGAGTTCATCTACAGTGAGCTGCGCCAGATCTGTCAGCCACAATATCTGTTTCAAGTTGTATGTGACATGCGAGGCGAGAAGCTGAGCATGAGAATCTATACAACAGAAGACGGACTCAAGTGCGTCATGATCCACAAGGTCTGACGGTTATCTATTCCCCTGGTGAGAGCCAGGGGTTTATATAGCCCTCAACACCGTACATTCTGTACACAATTCCTGGTCTGATACGAATTCGTATCGTGCGTAAGGTTGGGAAATCCCCCGCCCCCCAACGGGTTTGAGATAGGACAGTAATTAAGCGAGGCTTCGTCGAGCTGGACGTTAAACGTAGCGACGTTCCATTGCACTCAACACGACCATGATCAAAGGACACAACGTAGCTGCACTGATCATCATTCAGGCATTCGCCATGGGTATCATCGCTGGTCCAGTTGCTGCTTACTTCATTGATAAGGCAACTGCCAAGCAATGTATTACTCATGACTGGCCCAAGGAGG